ATGTAAATTGTTTTGAGTTGTGTGACATACTCAGATTAAAATTAACGGGATATGTAGATAAATTAAATTTACATATTATGAAAGATGGTAGCACTTTTATAGGTTGTATGTGTAGATGATACACCTACCCTATAGAGAGGGAAAAATTAGGGTAGGTAATGGTGAGAAATTAATCTGCTCTACCATAATCCTGCCACATTGTCAAATCGTCTCCTCGGGTGTACACAAAAATCTAATGTAAATGTCATGTTTATTGACCTCGTCTCGACCAATCTCTTTCATTTTAACCAAAGATTCTTCATAACCAAACGTCATACAATCGTATGTGGTGTCAAATTTTTCTGGCCATTCATAGGCTGGCATACAGGTCATGTGAACCTGTGAACAAATAATTAAACTTAATAATATTTTCATTGACAATCCTATAAAATCACCTATATATGTGTTATTAAAATGAAAGGAAACACGCATGACAGACATGAATAAATATAAAAATGTTTCTCTAACGAAGCAAACATATGCTACTTTAGATAAACTATCAAAGGTATTATTGCCCGATGCTAAGTTGTCAATAGCAAAGACAATAGAATCAATTGCAAATGAGAAAGTAAAAAAGTTAAATGGCAAAATTAAAAACAAGTAGAATCGTAAAAGTAATATGTGATACATGCCACGGAAATGGGTATGTCAGGGTTGCAAAAATTGATGGTGACCCTTCACGAGACTTTAGAGATAGAAGCGAAGTCCACCAATGTTGGGACTGCGATTCGGAAGGAGAATTTTATGAGACGGTTGATAATGATCTTATCGATGATGGTCCTTCTAACAAACTGCACTAAGTTAGAGTTTGACGGATTTGACCCTACAACTACAACAGTGAAATGGCTTTTACAAAATGGTTCCAGAGACTGATAGAGCATACATAGCAGGTTTGTTTGATGGTGAAGGTTCCATATATTTTAGACGTGGTGTTGAAAAGAAAAAGAAACACACCGGCAAAGGTTATCGTACATCGAATAGTTTAAGATTATCTATGGAAATAACCATGACTGATGAGTCTGTATTGATATGGGTACATGAGGTCTTGGGTGTTGGTACACTAAATAAAAAACCACGCAAAGGTAAAAGAAAAGATGGCACTGGATATTTGATGCAGTATAGATGGCGTTGTACATTTAGAGATGCGTATTATGTTTGTTGTTTGATTTGGCCTTGGGCTCACACAAAGTTACCAAAGATTACACAGGTTATGAATCATTATAGCGAACATAAAATTATGAATGGTAAAGTAATAGACTTAGATGAATATAGAAAGGTGATGAGTTTAGAATGATGTTAAAAATATATCTATGGATTATGGGTTGGTCCGGTGCGATTAACGCATGGGCGTGGCGTAAACAAGCGTCGATAATAAAAGATAAACAACAAAAAGAGAATGAAGAGTATTTAAAAGAGTTGAAAAAAAAATTATGAGACCAAGTGTATTTGTAGCTATGCCTTGTTATGACATGATGAAAGTTGAAACGTGTTTGTCATTGTTAAATTTATTTAATAAGTTTACGATGCATAATATTCCTGCTGAGTTTAGAACAGCTAAAAGTCCATACGTTAGTCACTGTCGTAATTTATTAACTGCTGGGTTTCTACATTCGAAGAAAGACTTTTTATTGTTTGTAGATGCTGATATGCAATTTGGTGCAGACTCAGTTTTTAGAATGCTAGCTGGTAATTATGATATTTGTTGTACTCCGTATAGATTAAAAGATGCTACCATGAAAGAGTCTTATCCTGTATCATTTGAAAACTATGATAAGATAGATATACTACCGAAAGGTTTTGTTGAGATTACGGCGGGTCCTACTGGTTTGATGATGATAAAGCGTAGTGTGTTTGATAAACTTAAAAAAGATAACCCTGACCTACAGATTAAGTTTCCTGAAGAAAAAAGAAAGAACATAAATGCTGAGATCATGGGTGCTGAGAATACTGATGAAAATCCATCTGAAGATTGTTTGTGGAATTTCTTTGATACATCGTTTGATGATCATTTATTTAAAGGTGAGGACATTGCTTTTTGCGAATTAGCCCGTAAATCTAAATTTAAAATACATGCAAACATAGACTCAACAACCGTGCATCACGGACCATATGGTTATAAGGGTAAGTTTAGAGACGCATTAGAAAGGGTTACATGACACCAGGTCAAGCGCTAGGAATGTTATTTGTAGGTATTATGGCCTTGTCAATAGGATGTGGTTTGATGTTTATTGTACTTCGAAAAGTATATCGAGAGATGCATAAATCTAAGAAAAGGTTTGATGATTTAGAATGATGGAAGATAAAGATTTATTAGAATACGAAAACATTGGTAAAGCGATCAAGCACAGTGATAAGTATACCTATGTCGATGCATCACGGATCGAGGACCAAGGAACACGGCTCTATGATGTAAATGGTTCTAGACTTCCTAGTGTGACTACGATATTAGGGGCCACCAAAGATCAACAATTTTTAAAAGAATGGAAGGCCAAAGTCGGTGAACAAGAAGCAGACAGAATCAAAAATCTATCTAGTAAACGGGGCACTAGTATGCATAAATTCCTCGAACACTATGTACTCGGATCTGGTTACGATGATCTTACAGGGCTCGGACAAGAGGCGAAAGCCATGGCCGAAAAAGTTATTGAGATCGGTCTCGCTCCTGTGGAAGAATACTATGGGTCGGAAGTTACGTTATATTATCCGGGTTTATACGCAGGTTCAACAGACCTTGTCT